GACACCAGAACAAACAAACGATATTTGGAATATCTAAACTTGCCCGCATCTGTTGCACTTTTTTACCAAAACAAAGTGAATGAGCAATTTGCAGATGTTCACAATAAATTCTTACCTTTGTTTGAGAGCGAGTTAGAGGACATTCAATTAGAAGCGGGAGTTCAAAGTCTTAATCAGTTTGGCGGTTATGGCACATTGGTGCAATTGGCCGATGGGATTTACAAAGACATTGAGGCAGTAAGTAAAACAAGCGTTGCAGAGGCATACACTTTTTTAACTTACAAGAAGATTGAAAGAACTTATTTGCAGAACTTAGAAAAATTGAGACGTGAACAAATTAATCGAAATATTCAAGAATAAAGCCGAGCAGACTTACACGTTCGGCAATGGGACGTTTAATGAATTGAACGCCCAGTCAAATATAAAATATCCGCTTATCTGGATGTTATTTCCTTTGAGCGTAACTAATAACTCGACTAATAACATTATTGTGTCGCAGACTTATTCGTTTAGTTTGCAATTTATCACATCGGGTTCCCTTACAGATAAGCAATCAAAAATGAATAGCCATTTCGACCAATTAAACAAAATTATGGTTGGATATATTCAGTCAATGCAAATTGAGAACGAAGATTTGGAGAGGGATGCAATGACATTTGGCCAAGCAACAATGATTAATAAAAAGCAGGACAATGTTCACTATGGGTGGTCGGTTGCGGTATCGGTAACGTTGCCAATTGATTCAAGTTTGTGTTGTGATTTATTCGCATGATAGATTTAACGAACACACTGGCTGAATTTAACAAGCTGAATGAGGCGCTTGTAACTGCATTGAACAAGGCGGGGACATTATCTGACTCGCATGAAGTTGTTTTGAAAGTAGAAAATACAAGAAGTCAAGTGTCAATCATGGCGAATGACTATTGGTTTTGGCAAAATGATGGCAGGGGAATTACAAAAAATGGAAACTCTCCGCCATTAGTTAGACCAAAAATTGATGAGTGGGTCAATAAGTTGCCAGATTGGTACGCTAAAAAAAAGGATGGCACACAAGGCAAGAAATTAACAAAGGCAGAGCAAGCGTTTTTAGTTACAAGGAAAATCCACAAGGAGGGATATAAGGGGAATTTTTACGTTGACAAAACAATCCCAAATTTTGAGGCCGCAATAAATAAGGCGGTATTTGAGGACATACAAAATTATTTTAACAATGAGTTTAACAATTGAAGTTGAGCCGTCAATAAATACGGCCGTTTATAATCCAATTCGATTCGAGTTTAATTCGGATGTTACGTCTGACTATACAATCGGAGCAGAAGCTGAGGCGCAGGATGGGCAAAGTAATTACAATGGTTATTTGCAAATCAGTTTAACAAATGAGCATTTTTTATTGGTTGGCGATTTTATTTTGATTTCACAAAACGCAGGCATTGACGCATATAATGGGGTTTGGCTTGTTACTGAATTGATTGACGACACTCAATTTGTAATCAATGCACCTTACGTTGGAAGCGGAACATCAAACATTTGGTTTTATAAATATCTAAGAAACTACAACGCAGTGATTCGAGTATTTGGATTTAACTATTGCGACAATGGATTCGAGGAACTTGCAAAACTAACTTTAAAGCCAACGTTTGTTTTGGGTTATTGTTATTTTATTGTTGACATTGCAGACATCTTAAAGGATTATAATTCTGAGTGTAACGTTGTAACAGATGTAATATCTGGCGACTTGTTTCCTTTAATTAGTCCGCCAATTATCCAGAACAATTTAAAATCATATATTAGATATTATATTTCTTATGCAGAGGGTTTCGACAATCCAGTTGGAAACGAGGCCGAGTATGAAGAGACCGCACCAACCGACTTATAAGATATGCCAACCAATTACTATACATCCAACGCAGCGTTGCAATATAATGTAACAAATGACATGACAGACTATCTGTTAAATGACACTGGCGTAACTGGCAAGAAGTTTTTAACAGAAGCGCCATTGACTAAGGTATTAACAGACAATGAATTGTCTGCGCTTTATTTCCTTTGTAATGACACTAATTTTGTTGCATCTGCTGAATATTCTTATTACAATGCAAGTGGAACGCTATTATCGCAAACAACAAATAATTTATATTATTCAAGTTTAACATTATACCACAACGCTATTCCAGTTAATTGGACTGGAGTCAATTCATTGGCGGTTAAAATGAGAGTGAGAATAATTAGAGCAGTGGGCGGCGTTTCAATAACTGAGGAACGTTTTTATATTAGAGACCAGAACGTTTATTGTAACGAGAAACAAGTAAACTGGTTAAACAAGTTGGGCGGTTACGATAGCTTTATGTTCACTGCGGGTCAAGAAACTGCAATCAATGTTAGACGTGAGACTCCGATTGAGTTTAGTATGGCAACAAATTATGAGTCGCCAAACAGAATCAATGGCTATCGCTCCCACTCATCTGTTGAGTCGCTAAGTTTAGCAACCAGAGTTGACACCAAAGAAACCGCACAATGGCTAAAAAGAGAATTGATTGACTCAATTGATGTTTACGTTGTCAACGATTTAACTTATATCCCAGTGAATGTCAAAAATTCGTCTGTGGTTTACGATACATTCTCAAAAGATTTTATAGTGAAGTTTCAATTTGAATATGCGTTTCCAATTAACATCCAAACACGATAGATGGAATATACAGAAATTATAATTGACGATTTATACCAATTGGAGTTGGGCGACAAAGCCATTTTAATTCCAACGACTTATGAATTGATTGATATTAAGGACTTAAATAGACGCTCTGGTTCTAAGACTAAAACAATAACTATTCCCAGAACAAAACAGAATGACAAAATATTTGGATTTGCTTTTAATATCAATGCTCAAAATGCTTTTGATAAATACGAACAAAGAACAATTCGCATTCAAAAAAATAGCCAAGTATTATTTAATGGCCTTTGCAGACTTACAGAGGTAACAAATGAGACAATTTCGTTTTATGCTTTTGCTGAGTTAAGCAAAATGAAAGACGTATTTGGCGAAAAGATGTTAAACGAATTGAATCTAAATGACTTAGACCATGAATACAATGAGACAATCGTTGACACATGGAATGGAACTTATCCTGCGGGCATTCCTGCGGATTACTTTTATCCACTTATTGATTATGGCCAATTTCAAACATTAGACCCAACAAGTGGGGGCGAAAATCCGCCAATTAAATTAACAGACTTATATCCTGCCTTGTATTTAAGGAGAGCAATCAATCAAATTTGCATTGACAATGGATATACATTAAAGACGACATTCTTTGACGATTATAACACAAGCAAGTTATTAATTCCCTTTAGTAATGCTCAATTTATTCATTCAGACGATTACTTAACAAATAGCTTTGGTTTTTATGGAGCAAGGCCGAACACGCCTTATATTGTGCCATTATCGCCAGGCGATAAAATTATTCCATTTCCAATTACAATATTCGACACATTGTCGCAATGGGATGGCAGCGAATACACTGCAAATGGAAATCAAAGATTTGAAGTTTTAGTTGACATAAATTATAAAACGCCAGACGACACATATCCGACTAATTGGAATTTTCGTGTGGTTTTAGAACTTTACGACAATGCTTTGGGCGATTGGCGACCACTTGACCAGAAAATTTTTCAAAATATTCGAAATAATACATTTGGTAGAAACTTTACATTGTTTGCAACCGATTTTATTGCATCGACAGAAAAGTTGAGAGTAAAAATTGTCAGAACATTTGCAACTGGAACGATAGAACTTTATTTGTCCACTTTTATTGTTAGGCCAAAGCAAGTTGACGCAGACGATGTTTTGAATATCATTTATGGCGACAACGTTCAAATTGCACCAAACTTGCCGCCAATAAAACAGATTGATTTGTTTGAATGGTGCTATAAAATGTTTAACTGGGTTGTGTTTGTGAATGACAACACTGGCGTGGTTGAGATTTTTACCTATGACCAATACTATCAAAACAATAAACAAAAAGATTTTAGCGAAAAATTAAGTTTAAATCCTGCTCCGATTATCAATTACCAACCGACAAACTTTAGTCGCAAATATGACTTTAAATATAAGCACGATGACAAAGATTTTTGGAGCGTTCGATATGATTTAAAACAAACATTTCAACAACCTTACAAGTTTGGCGATGGGCAATACTATTTAACTAAGCAAGGAGAGGCATCATTAATTGGAGAGGTTGGATTTAGTCCGACTATTATTGAGCAATCGTTTAAAGGACTTGCGCCAAACTTTATAAAAGTGCCAACAATGTTAGATGTGGCCGAGCCAACGATAAAAAACACACAAAAAGAGCCGAGAATTTTAATAAATGGCGGGTTGGTTACAATTAGCACCTTGTCTGAGGGCGCATATAGCCAAATTTACGTTGAGGGCGTTGGGGATGTGGAAAATTTACCATTGTGCTATTTCCAAAAACAATTATTTAACGAAACTAATATTGATTCGTATAGCATGAATCTAAGTTTTTCAACGCCAGACATTGTGTTAATGACTCAAAGCAATTTAATTGACAGATATTACAAGCAAGCAATTGACTCGCTTTCGGTCTCTGCGCAAGTTACTGCATATTTCAAGCTGAGTAGTAAAGACATTACAGAATTAGATTTTGCAGAACTCTGGTATATTTCGTATTTTAGTGCGATTTTTAGACTTAACAGAATTATTGACTATAATCCAAATTCTTTAGGTCTAACAAAGGTTGAATTAATTAACGTTGGGGTATTAGAGAGGACGATTGACACATTTGGAGCAATAGAACCAGAGACAGATTACACATATTTGAACACAGAAATTTTAGAAGACATAATAACTGAAAATAATAACGACATAATAATTTAAAAAAAAATGGCAAAGAAAAAAATAAGCGGACTGCCTGCGGGCAGCGCTCTAAATGGAACAGAGTTAGTGCCTATCGTTCAGACTGGCACAACTAAAAGAATTACAACGCAGGACATTGCAAATTTAGGCAATGCGAGTGGTGTTGAGGGAAGCGGAACAATCAATACACTGCCAAAGTTTACGGCATCGTCAACCATTGGCGATAGTAAGTTTTTTGATGACGGCACAAACCAAGGAACTGAAACGACAACTGCGGTTAATCGTTTTATCATGTCTGCAAATGCTTCGATTGCAAAAATCTTTTCATTCAGAAGTGGGAATTTGCCGAGATGGGCATTTCGTGTGGATGGAACTGAAAGTGGCGCAAATGCAGGAGCAGATTTGGCGATAAGAAGATACAACGATGCGGGAACTTTTATTGATGCACCAATGACAATGGATAGGTCAGATGGCACAATAAGTGTTTTAAAAGATGCAACAATCAATGGAGTGAAAGTTGGTAAAGGTTCGGGAAGTATTGCAACAAATACTGCGGTAGGAGCAAGTGCATTATCTTCAAACTCAATTGGATTTCAAATAACTGCGGTAGGTTATGAAGCATTACAAAACAATAATGGTGCAGCAAATGATGCTTTTGGTTATCAAGCATTAAAAAATTGTTCTTCTGGAATTGCGAATGTTGCTCTTGGTTCTTTATCACAATCAAATCTTACCTCTGGTATTTATAATATATCAATAGGGCGTGTAAGTTTAGGAACAATTACAACTGGAAGTAGTAATACTGCAATAGGTCATCGTTCTTTAACAACTACCAACGGAGATAATAATACTGCAGTTGGTTATGAATCTTTACTTAACAACACCGCATCAAATAACACCGCAGTTGGTTTTGAATCTGCTTATAGTAATACAAGTGGTACTAATATTGTTGCAATTGGATACCAAGCATTAAAAGCAAACACCACAGGAACAAATAATACCGCATTAGGAGAGAGAGCTTTAACTGCAAACACAACAGGAACATCAAATACTGCTATTGGTACGGGTGTTATGTTTTTAAATACAACAGGAAGTAGTAATGTTGCTATTGGGCAAGATACTTTATATTATAATGTTAGTGGAAGTCAAAATACCGCAATAGGAAAATCTGCATTACAAACTAACACCGCATCAAACAACACCGCAATTGGTTTTGAAGCTGGTTATAGTAATACAACTGGAACGAGTAACATCGCAATTGGTTATCAATCAATGCGAGGAAATACAACAGGTTCACAAAATAGTATTATTGGTTTTCAGGCGTTATACAATAATGTAACAGGTCAAAACATTAATGCTCTTGGTTATGGTCAAGAATGTATTAATTTTAGCGGAGTTTCAATGATTGGCGTAAATGATTTAGCCACAGGGGCAAACCAAATGAGATTTGGTTCATCTTCTGTTGTAAATGGAGCGGTAGCAACTGAAGTTTTAGTTTCTGACAGAAGTTGGTCAGTATTTATTAATGGAACGGCTTACAAAATTTTATTAAAAGCATAATGGGAAAAATAGAAATAACAACCGAACAAATCGCAATCAATTATGCTTCGGCATTAGATAGCGTAAACCTTATCACAGAGTTAAAAGCAAAAGAAACTTTGACTGAAGAGGATGAGAAAACAATCCAAAGAAATTTGGAGCATTTGGAAATTATGTTAGCCAAAGATTATTGGACAAACGAAGATTTAACACCTTTAAAAATTAAGTAATGGACAATAAATTAGCAAAACAAATTGTAAAAGAGGCGCTGAATATTGCAATTGCAAAAGGATGTTTTAATTTAGTGGAAGTTTCAAACATCGTAAAAGCAATTGAGTTTTTAGATGAGCAACCAAATGTGGAATTTGGTAAAGTGGAATAATTTAACGGCGGTCGGGAAACTGGCCGCCATTTAAACAAAGGAAATGGCAGACGAGAAGTCAATAGTATATAATGTCGATATTCAATTCGGCGAACTCCAGAAAAATCAAGAAGAGATTAAAAAAAGAATTTCTGACTTGCGAGAGGAGCAATCGAAGTTAGACGTTTCAACTAAAGAAAATCAAAAGGCTTTTAGGGATAATAACGCCCAGTTAAAAGCATTAGAGGGTCAATACAAGTTAAACGAGAAATCTATTGGCGAACTATCGAATGCCGAGAAAGCAAACACAGACACGACCAATTTTAATAACAACTCAATAAAACAGAATAGAGAGTTGCTAAAGGAATTGAATGCGGAATACATTAGACTGGCAAAGCCAACCAAAGAGCAAACCGATAGGCTTAGAAATTTAACCGATACTTTAAAGGCGCAGGAATCTGCGGTCGGAAATAATGTTCGAAATGTGGGTAACTACAAAGAGGCATTTGCAGGCGCAGCCGACGGCATTAAAGTTTTTGGAACTGGTCTCGGCTCTTTATTTAAAATGATTTTAACGAATCCAGTTGGAGTTATTTTATTAGCGTTTACAACTTTGTTCTCAGTATTGCAAAAGTTCGAACCAATATTTGATTTTTTTGAAAGGGCATTGGCGGGAATAGATGGGGCAATTACTGGCGCTTTAGGTAGTATTAATAAATTATTGTCATTGGATTTTTCTGGTTTTATGGATGGAATATCGAGTGCAGCAAGTGAATCCTATAAATTGGCCGAAGCGATTCAAGAACTTGAAGACAGAGAACGAGCATTTGGAATTGAATCGGCAAAAAGTGAGGCTAAGATTAAAAATTTAATTATTCAGTCTAAAGACAGAACAAAAACTGAGCAGGAACGTTTGGGATTTTTAAATGAAGCGTCAAACATTGAAAAAAAGAACTTTGAAGAGTCTTTGGCAATAGCAAAAGAAAGTTTTAGAATTGCACAATCGCAATTAAAAATAGCTGAAAAGAATTTTCAAGCGAATGACGAACTTAGAAACAAAGCGGCCGAAGCCGAAAAGAACTTAATAAATATTTCGTCATCGAGTGCGGATTTACAAGAAAAAATCACGAATAGGAAAAACCTATTAATCCAAACAGAAAACGAAGAGCGTCAAAAATTGGCGGACAAAAACAAAGCCAGATTAGAAAAGCAAAGAGCAGACGAGGAAAAGGCAATAGCTAAAGCGGCAAAACAACTCGAAGACTTTACTAAAAAAGTAACTGAGCAACTAAATGCCGAGCAAAAAACCAGAATTGATGCTTTCAACAATGACAAGGTAATTAATGAACTTAATAGAGCGCAATTTGAGGCTAATTTAAAACAACAATTTGCAGATGGGTTGTTAACCAGAAAGCAATATGATGACGCTTTAAAGCAATCACAGATAAATAGAAACAATGAGGAAATTGCACGTCTGGAGCAATATAATGGAATCACTGGAGCATTTGACGACCAAATAACTGCGCTAAAAATTGCCAATCAAAACCTTGTTACTGACAATAAGATTGCAAACGATGACAAGCAAAAGCAATTAGATGAGCAGAATTTGCAATATGAATTGGAGTTGGCTCAAATACAAGCAACAGACTTAGAGACTAAGAATGCGGCCGAAGTTGCAATTATTGAAAATAAAAACGCTCAGATTTTAGCGGACACAACTAAAACAGAAGAGCAAAAGAAAACCGAAATAGCTAAGAACAATGCAGCGATTGTGCAAATTGAAAGGGCAACGGCGCAAGCAAGGGTTGACGCTTTGGCATCTGTTGGAAACTCTCTTATGGCTTTGTCTGAAATTATTGGCAAAAGCACGATTGAGGGTAAGGCGTTGGCGATTGCGTCAACTATTATAAGCACGCTCACATCTGCGCAAAATATTTATGAATCGACATCTAAGATTCCATTTGTAGGGTCAGTTTTAGCGCCTATCAATGCGGGAATTGCTTTATTGCAAGGTTACCAAAGAGTCAGAGCATTAACGGCGGTGCAAGTCCCACAATTCGCAGAGGGCGGATTGGTTGAGGGATTTGCAAATGGCGGCTTATCTGGAACTCGAATTGGAGCAGGAATGGGAATGCCTATTCGCAGAAAAAATGGCGATAATATGTTAGCGACAATTAAGACTGGCGAGGTAATTTTAAACCAAAGACAACAGAGCGCTTTGGGTGGCTCAAATACATTTAAACGCATTGGAGTTCCTGGCTTTGCTAACGGCGGAATGGTAACACCAGACGCAGCGATTGATAGCAGCATAAACATTGCAGAGGCATTGAGAGGCTTACAACTTGTTGTCAGTGCAACCGAAATAACAGAAGTACAAAACAGACTTAGAGTCATAGAAACAACGACATCACTATAATGGCAAAGGCAAAAGCAACGGCGCAGAAAACCAAATTAAATTTCGGCAAACGAAAGTCTGGCAGAGCAGCCAAAGCAAAAAAATTTCAACCAAAAAAATATAAAGGACAAGGCAGATGAACATTGAACGTGAATTTTACACCAGAATTGACACCACTTTTGGCGATTGCAATAATGTGGCCTATCATTTAGCCGAGAAATGTGCGCTAACAACTGGCGACATGGAGCGATATTTAATTCGTTGCGAATACGAAGAGCAAGTGTTTAAGAATAAAAAAAGCAAAATGATTATTTATGCGGACTTAGCAGAGAAATACTGCAAAAGTATTCATTCGGTCATCTATATTGTAAAGAAAATCTAATTGTAAAAACTTTACAAAAAGCACATTTGTATTTCCGCTAACTTTGTTAACATGGAAATTTATAATTTGCTAATCAATAAGGACATCGGAACTGACAAGGGCGAACTCTCGGCAGATTACGTTAGGTCTGAAATTTCAAAGGCACATTCACAAGGGTCAAAAGAAATCAAATTGATAATTAACTCACGTGGCGGAAGCGTTTACGAGGGTTTTTCTATTTACAATGACTTGCAGGACGCAGGTTTAAAAATTACGGCATACATTCATGGTTTTTGTGGCTCAATTGCAACTCTAATTGCATCTGCGGCATCTTATGTGGAAATGAGTGAAACTGCTCAGTACATGATTCACAATGCAAGTGGCGGGGCGCAGGGAACTGCAAACGAAATTAAGTCAACGGCTGAGGCATTGTCTCAAATTGACACAATCCTTGCTCAGAATTATTCAAAGAAAACAAACAAATCAATTGAGGACATCATGGCAATGATGGATAAAACCACTTACATGACACCACAACAAGCAAAAGAACTTGGCTTTGTGGATGCGGTAAGGATGCCAATTGCAGCATTCGGAAAATTTAACGATAAAATAAAAATGGATACAAATTTCAAAAACAAAATTGCCTCTGCTTTCAAGGCTATTGAAGAGGCATTGACTGGCACAGAGCCAACAAATTTCGTTGAGCCATTGGCAGACGGAATTACAATTTTATATGGAGACGGCGAGTTGGAAGTTGGGAAACCAGTTTACACAGACGAAACCATGACAACTTTTGCACCAGAGGGCGAGCATGCTTTAGCAACTGGCAAAATCATTTTAGTTGACGCAGCAGGCGTAATCGTTGAGATTCGTGAGGTTGAAGTTGCAGCAGAAGAGGCAGTAAATGAAACAGAAGTTTTAACCGCTCAAGTTGAGTCGTTAAATGCTGAAATCACTGCATTAAAAGCAGAGAAAGCAACGATTGAAACTGCAAGCGCAGCATTCAAAGCGAAAATGGACAAAGAATTCAAAGCGTTAAAGTCATTAGTTGAAACGGCTGAGACTAAAGTAGTAAACGCAGCAGCAGCAAAGTCAGAGGTTAAAAAATCGCCATTTGACATTGTAGCAGAAAACATTAAAAAACAATATTAATTAAACAAAAAATAAAACAACAAGAAAATGGCAGATGTATTAGACATTAACGTTAGTTGGGCAGGGCAACAAGCTAACGAGGTTTTAATTAAACCAACGTTTTTGACTCCAGAGTTACAAAACGAATTTAGAATAATTTTAGACATTAAATCTAAAAGACAATTAGCATTAGACACAATCCTTTCGGGCGTAGTACGTCCCTCAGTTGGTTGCGGTCGTGATAATGCAGGCGATGTAGTTGACATCACTGAGAAATTTATTGAAGTATGTGATTTGAAAGTTAATTTAGACCAGTGTGCTAAGAACTTAAAAAACACTTTCATGGAAGAGTTTTTGAGAACTGGTAACGAGGCTCAAAACTTAGAGGGAACTATCGTAGAAAACTACATTATCGAGAAAGTAACAAACGCAGTGCGTTTAGACGTTTACGATATTGCATGGTTTGGCGATGAGAACTCGGCAAATGACACTTTAGCATCATGTACTGGAGTTTGGGCACGCTTAATTGCAGGCGCAAATGCTTACGATGTTGAAAAGGTAACAATTGCAACAACTTTAGGCGATTGCACTGCATTAGACACATTGCGTTCAATGTACGAAATTGCACCAGACATCTTAGACCAAATGCCAGAGGGCGACAAATATTTCGCTTTAACACGTGAACTTTATGACAACTATTTGACTTGTCGTGAGGATGCTTGTTGTGGTGATAAGTCATGGGATATGGTTGAGCAAGCTGCGAGAGTTTTACAATTCAGAGGCATTCCAGTTTACAAGAAATCACGTTGGTCTCAAGTAATCAATGCTAATAACATGAATCACAAACACAGAGCGGTTTACACATACAGAGAGAATTTAGTGATTGGTACAGATGCAATTTCTGACACAAATACTTTAGATTTCTTTTATGATAAAAGAGACAAAATGAATTACATCGATGCTGAATTCAAAATGGGAACTCAGTACATCTATGGCGATTTATCTGTTATCGCATTATCATAATTATTTAACTTAAAAAAAAGGAGACAATATCATGCCATGTGGAATAGTTAGTGGATTAGCTTGTGCGACTTGCGAAGATTTGCAATCGGTAGGCGGAATAAAAGCCAAAAACATTTACGTGGGTTCACTATCGGATTTGACCGATAGTGGATTCACGACAGATAGCGAGAACGTTGTTACTGCAATTGGTTTACAACCTTATAACTATCTTTACAAGTTCTGCGCAAAAACAAAAAGCGCAGGTGCGAGTCAAGAATTGGTTACGGGCGAAAACAATATCAAATCGTTTACGCAAACGATTACTGGTAAATTTCAGCAACAAACTCAAGACGCTAAAAATGTTTGGGATAATTTAAAATTGATTGACGATTTATTCGTTGTAGTTGAAAAGACAAATGGTACATTTGAATTGTATGGAATGTCAGCAGGATTAGAAATCACTGCGCTTACAAAAGCGACTGGAGTTTTGATTGGCGATGACAATGCGTTCAATATCACTTTATCGCAACCAATGGGTGGCGAGTCAGAATTGGCACCAGATTTCTTTATAACAAGCTACCAAGCAACAAAGGCTTATTTAGAGAGTAAAATTGCTTAATTAATTTTAAACAAAAATGTTTAGAGAGGCGATATAGGAAACTATGTCGCCTCTCTTCTTTTTGTGATTTTTTACTATATTTGCCTTATGACAATACCAGAAATAAAAATTCATGTAAGTTCGCATGGCGGACAAGCAATGGACAGAAAAGACATTGTTTGGCATTTAATATTTGATATGTATAAAAGGTCAACTGGAAATCGTTTATCCACTGGATGTGGGTCGTGTTATAAAAGAGCATACAGATGGCTGCAAAATCAGTAATTTATCAAATATACTTTGATGACAAAACAAAGAAGTATATAAGTCCAAACGCAATTGGCTATGACAATTCTATTCATGAGGGCAAAACCTTTCAGCCTGCATTTGAAAATCACATCATTCGGGAACTAATCGAGCAGGGAAAGCATAAAGAGGCCGAATACTTTGGCGTTTTCTCATGGCAGTTTGAGTCAAAAAATTCTTATTGGCTTAAAAACTTAGAGGCAGATGTCAAAGATTTCGACATTTATACATTTTATCGCTTGCACACGCAACCAAATGTCTGGCGAGTGGCTGAGGGTTGGCATTCTGGAATAATTGAAACGGCTCAATATATCTTTAATCAATTTAATGGCTTAAAAATAGACCGATTAAACACTCCGACCATTTACCAAAATGCTCATGTTACACGCTCTGAGATATACGAAGATTTTGTTTGCACATGGTTGATACCTTTAATGGATATAATGGCTCAGACCGAAGATAAATGGTTGCAAAATCGATTATTTACAGACACTAAATACAAGTCTGGCAGATTTTCAGCCGAAAAAATAAAGGCAATCACTGGCGTTGAGTTTTATCCGATGCACACATTCATTTGCGAGCGGTTTTTTTCAACCTTTTGCGCAACTAAAAACTTTAAAATCAAACATTTATGCTAAAAGTAAAACTAACAAGCAACTATGCCACATCTGAAAGGTTGGCGAGTGAGGTCATGAGACAATTTGCTCCAAAAAATGCGGTTAAAAATTTTGAGTTTACCTTTGGGAATGACTATGATTTGTTGTTTATATTCAATGACACCACAGAAAAAATAAAAGACCCTACAAAAACCTTTGCATTTGCGCAAGAGCCAAGTTGGTCGGCAAATTATAAGGATTGGACTGGGCAAGTTGCTGAGTTTATTGCGCCAGTGAATAACCAATTGCCAATGATGTTCAATTGGACTGGCTTAGACTATGAAGACGCAATGAATTTAAAGGTTGAAAAAACTAAAAAGTGCAGTTTTATAGTGGCCAAACAAGAACCGAGAGAGGGAACGTTGTATGGATTCCGAAACGAATTAGTCGAAAAGATATTAGCATCGGATTTGGACGTTGATATTTACGGCAAAGGTTGGGACATTAAAGACGCCAGATACAAAGGCGAATTAAAAGAAAAAAAAGATGGTTTAATTGATTACCACACGTCTATTTGCATTGAAAATTCAATTGAGGACTATTATGTTACAGAAAAATTCTGGGATATTGTCATTTGCAATGCGTTTCCGATACCTTATTCGGCCATTGCTGAAAATACAATGCAACGTTTAGAGGCTATTATTTCGCTTGCAAGCATGGGCGATTCAGAAAAACTTGTCGAAGAGCAAAAAGAATACTATTTTAGCGAACTAAACATATTTAATTTTATTCAAAGCAAATGCCAATCTGCATAACTTTCGGGACTAAAGAATATCAACAAACAATCGATAAATTGCATAAATCCATGAGCAGATTTATGTACACTAAAACATTTAACGAGAAGAGTGTTGAAATGCTTTTTGATGCTTACCCAGAGCATCTATATTCGTCTCGGGGTTATGGTTGGTGGCTTTGGAAACCTTATTTAATAGATTACATTTTGAGCATCATTGACGAGGGCGAATATGTCATGTATCTGGACTCAACAATTGAATGCTTAAAAAATCCAAACGATTTAATAAAAGAGGGCGAAAATATAAAGTTATTTCACAACGGCCAAAGGCACATTGATTGGTGCAAGTCTGAGACATATTACGACATGGGCGTTGTTTGCATGCCAGACCAATTGCAAGCCAATGCAGCAATTCAGATTTATAGAAACACACCAGAGACCAGAGCATTTGTGCAGGAATATTTTAACCTTTGCTCAAATCTTATGCTTGTCAATGACGAGTACAATCCAGATTATCAATTGAGCGGATTTAAGGCTCACAGACACGACCAAAGTATTTTGACAAACTTAGCGGTCAAACACAATATAAAATTAACGACATCGCCTTGTCAATGGGGCATGGGGGCAAATTCATACTTTAATCATCATCGGACAATATGAACATTTATAAAATCATTCTGGCATTAATCGTTTTAATGTCATATAACAAAAATTACAAAAAGGACTGGAGTTTCTTTAAAGAATACGGCGGCTCTCGAATTTATTATACTAAAACAATTATCACAATTTTGATAGAGTTGGGTATTTTCTTTATAATCTATAAAGCATGAAAATCAAAGGCGTATTAAAAAAAGACGATGACGGCCTATATTTAGAGGTTGCAAAAAAAATGTATCTAAATGATTACATTATGAATGTCGAGCAGGCAGAAAAATTAAATAAAATAATCGGTAAAAAAATAACAATAGAATATGAAGACATTAGTCCAGTTGGCGATAAACAATAAGGCGCAACAAAAGACTTTAGAATTTGAAGAGTTGTTGCATGCGCTAAACTCAATGAAGAGCAAAAAGATTGCAGTTGAAATCGGAAGCTATGACGGCGGATGCTTACACGCTTACAAAGGATTGTTTGACAAAGTGATTTCAATTGATATGTCTCAGCGTTCAAACATTGATGGCGTGGATTATTTAATTGGAGACTCTAAAGAGTTAAAAGCGGATTTAATCAAAGCACTGGGCAATAGCAACGCAAAAATTGATTTTCTTATGATTGATGGCGACCATACTTATGAGGGAGTTAAGGCAGATTACGAAATTTATTCTAAGTTTGTGCGTAAAGGCGGAGTGATTGCATTCCATGATATCATTGACACACCATTACATAGAGAATTATTTTGCCGAGTGGATAAGTTCTGGAACGAAATCAAAGACGGCAAAGAGCATGACGAATTTATTGAGGGTTCTGACTGGGGCGGAATTGGAATTTTATGGATATAATTATAACTTGCAAAGATAGATTGCTGCATTTAAAAAAGTGCATTGCAACTATCAAAGACAAATCAAAGATATTCGTTGTTTGTTACGGCGATGAAATGGCATATAGATATTGCCAAACTAACAAAATCCGCTCATGCTTGACGGCCGCAAAAGACTTTCATTTATCAAAGGCCAGAAACTTGGGGGTTGCTGAAACTAACGAGGAATGGATTTTCTTTTGCGATGCGGACACTTTATTAGAC